AAACGGAGTTAGTTATGAGTAACACACAAGTAGCAGAGAAGAAGACCACTGCGGTGGCAAATATTATGGCAGACTTTGAGGCACACTCAGGGGCTGGTATGGATCAGATCGGCACAGAGGATATGCAGATTCCATTCCTGCGTGTCTTGCAACCAATGTCTCCACAGTTAAACGAACAGGAGCCTGTGTACATTGAAGATGCGTCGGCTGGCGACCTTTACAATTCAGTAACGGGTCAGTTCTGGAAACGTAAAGAAGGGGTGTACGTTATCCCGTTCGGGTACACCGTTAAGTATCTTGAGTTCCTGCCCAAGGATCCGGGGTCATCAAGCAAGGGTGGTCTGGTAGGTGAGCTAAACGCCAAAGACCCAGACATTCATCGCACGACTCGTACTGGTGCGGTCGAGATCCTGCCGTCAGGTAACGAGTTGATCCGCTCACACCAGCATCTGGTTGTTGTAGTTGATCCAAAGACAGGTGCTTCGCACACCGCTATCTGTGACCTCAAGAAGTCAGGCATCAAAGTATCCAAGCGTTGGAACACAATGATGCGGATGGTTCAGTACGAAGGCAAGAACGGACCGTTCAACCCACCTATGTGGGGTACTGTCTGGAAGGTAACAGGTGTTCAGGAGTCAAACGATTACGGTAGCTGGTTCAACCTAAGTGTTGATCGTGTAGATCCTACCGACGTTCCGGCTCAAGCAATCCAAGAAGCCAAGAATATGTTTGAGTCTTTCCAGAAGGGAGAGGTTAAGACATCTGCTGGTACTGCGGATGAGATGGGTATAGCAACTCCAACCACTGACGATGTTCCTTTTTAGGTAGGACGTTGAAACTGCTGGACAGGGGGCAGCAGTAAGGTTTTTCGGTTCCTACCTAGAACACAACTCCTTGTAACCGAATAACCACCCCCTGCTTTTTACCATAAGGAGTTTGCTATGAGCCTAGCAGAACGGTTTATGGCTGCGTTTGAAGGCTTCAGCGCAGCGCACGGACAGACACAGATATCAGATGAGAGACGCGCTGGAAAGCAGAAGGCGAAGTCTTACATTGTACGGAAGCCGCTGACACTAGACCTGATCAAGTCACACATCGCCGGAGACTGGGGCGTTGGATCAATCCCCATTAACGAAGATAACAAGTGCCGATTTGGTGCACTGGACATCGATCAATATCCATTAGATTTAGAAGCCCTTGATAAAAAACTACGCAACGCCGGCATACCTTGCATAGTGTGTAGGTCTAAGTCGGGCGGCGCCCACATTTTCTTTTTCTTTAAAGAGTGGATTGGTGCAGGAGAGTTCCGTGATAAAGCTTCAGAGATTTCTGCCGTACTTGGTTATGGCGGCTGTGAGATTTTCCCAAAGCAGGAACAGGTTCTTGTCGAGCGTGGGGACGTGGGTAACTTTATCAACCTGCCGTATTTTGATGCGGAACAAACACTCCGTTACGCGCTGCTTGAAGACGGCGAGGCCGCGACACTAGAACAGTTTCTCGATCTAGTTGAAGAGCGTAAGCTGGATGTATCCACCTTCCTAACACTGGAGCTAGGCGGCACGTCAGATCAGTTTAAGGAATGGCCTCCGTGTCTCAAGCACTTGTTGGAGTCAGGTATTCCAGAGGGTGGCAGGAACACGACGATGTTTGCTGTGGGTACAGCCTGTAAGCTTGTTGATCCCGACAACTGGAAGACCCTGCACGAGAAGATTAACACACAGTATTGTCAGCCACCTTTGCCTGCGTCAGAGATCGTAACGATTCAGCAGCAGCTAGAGAAGAAAGAATATTTTTACCCTTGTGAGCAGCAGCCACTGGCCTCTCATTGCAACAAGAATTTATGCAAGCGAAAGAAGTATGGTATCGGTCCAGCACAACAGAGCGTGGATCTTGCTGGGCTGTCAGTGATTTTGTCTGAGCCAAGGCTGTGGTTTATGGACGTGAATGGTCGGCGCTTGGAGCTAACGACAGAGGAGCTACAGGTTCCGCTGAAGTTTCAACGTGCCTGTATGGAGCAGCTAAACTTTATGCCGCAAGCTATGAAGGCGGCTGACTGGCACACGGTAGTCAACTCTATGATGGACAACCTGAACGAGATCGAGGTGCCACAAGAGTTAACATACAAAGGCCAGTTCATTGACCACTTAGAAAACTATTGCACCGGTAATGTGCAGGCTCAGTCGGCAGAAGAACTACTGCTCGGCAAGCCATACCCAGAAGACGGTAAGATTTTCTTCCGGCTCGAGGGTTTGATGAACTACCTGCGTAACAAACGCTTTGATGAATACACTAGAGCACAGATTCAAGAACGGATTAAAGAGGTCAATGGTGGCGAAGAATCCCACGGTGTAAAAAACTTTAAGACAGTTCGTGGTGAGTGGAAGGCTGCGCGTGTATGGTGGGTTCCAGAGTTTGTGGGAGAGGTAGAAATACCAGACGTTTATGTAGAAACTTCGGAGGTTCCGTTCTGATGGAAACAACTATCTTCGGTCCTCCCGGCACTGGCAAGACAACCAAGCTGATTAACATCGTGAAGCAGGAGCTAGAGAATGGCACACCTGCTGACCGCATTGCCTTTGTTTCTTTCAGCAAGAAAGCTGCTGAAGAAGCACGAACTCGTGCGGCTGGGGTGCTGGGTATGGATCCGAAGCAGATGATTTGGTTTCGCACTTTACACTCTATGGCATTTCAATTTAGCGGGATGAACACCCGTCAAGTAATGAGAGGCAGCGACTACGCTGCGCTCGGCAAGTTAGTCGGGCTAGAGTTCGGCTCAAACTCTAGCCTGACTAGCTCTGATGGGGTGTTGTTTACCCCCGGAAAAAGCGGAGACGCCTATCTGTCTATGATACAGATGGCAAGGGTCAGGGGCATCGATCTAGCAGATCAGTTCAATCAGACAGGTGACTATAACCTAAGCTATCAGCAAGCACGAATTGTTCGCAACGCTATGCAGTCATACAAAAGCGAAGCCAACAAGTTTGATTTCGTGGACATGATCGAGAACTTTATAGCCGAGGGCCAAGGGCCGAGTATCGATGTCCTTATTGTCGATGAGGCTCAGGACCTTGTACCGCTACAGTGGAAGATGGTTCTCGGGGTGCTACGTCCTATTGCTAAACGTATCTATTATGCGGGGGATGACGATCAGTGTATCTATGCGTGGATGGGTGTTCAGGTGCGGGACTTCTTGGGAGCTTGTGAGAACAAGGAGATATTGCAGCAGTCATACAGGATACCCGCGCAGGTGCACGATGTAGCGGGTCGCCTTGTCAAGAGAATAGGTGTGCGTCAGGAAAAAATTTGGAATCCTGCCACTCATCAGGGGACAGTTGTCTGGCATCATGATATTATGGATGTAGACATCAGAACCGGTGAGTGGTTAATCCTTGCAAGAACAAATTACATTGCAAATCAAATCTCTACACAGCTTAAAGAAAGCGGTTATGTATTCTACCGCGAAGGTTCTGGTTGGTCTGTATCCCCCAACATCCTAGAAGCAATTGAGGTATGGTTACGCTTATGCAAAGGACACGCTTTATCTGCCCAACAGTTGAAGACCTTCGAGAAACAAATCAGACCAAACATTTTGCCCAAGTCTGGGCGCTCTATACTCCGCTCCCTAGATCCAGATCAAGACTATACTCTCGACGACATTACAGAGAAATGCTTGTGGCCCGTGTCGAAGGAGACACCGTGGTACGAGATAGTGAAGGTGTCGGAGAAGGAGCAGATATATATAACTTCTGTCCGCCGTGCGGGGGAGAGGATCCTTACAGACAAACCTCGTTTAAAAATTTCTACGATCCATAAGGCCAAGGGTGGTGAGGCAGACAACGTGCTGCTTCTTCTCGACTCTACAAAAGCTGCATTAGAAAGTCCTGATCAAGATTCCGAGGTCAGGACTTTTTATGTGGGTATTACACGGGCTAAGAAAGCCTTGCATTTAGTTGAACCAAAAACAAGAAACGGATTCTACCTATGAAAACCAGAGAAGACTTCCTCAACAAAGCAGAAGAACTAATCAACGGGCCGAGAGCCAAGGAGTACGGGCCTGCCAAGTTCAACCACGAACGCATTGCCACGATCTGGAGTATCATTCTTGGTCGCGCTGTTACTGCGGAACAGGTGGTCGCTTGTATGATTGGTGTTAAGCTGGCGCGGTTGGCGGAAGACATGACCAAGAACGACTCGTGGGTAGACATCATTGGGTACGCCGCACTGGGCGGGGAGATAGTTAACGATGAAGAAAACTAAGCCGCATCAGTTTAGCTTTATCGACGATCCCAGAAACAGAGGTGAGTTTCCTATTATGCGTGACAGCACAGACATTGAAGATCAGGAAGAAATTAAACAGCAGGCGGCAAATCCTTTGTCACAAGACTGGCATCCGCCTTCAACCTTTCCAGACCTGACCGGTCATGAGCGCATCGCAGTTGACCTTGAGACAAGAGATCCAAACCTGATATCTCTTGGACCGGGCTGGGTACGCAAGGACGGATACATTATTGGTATTGCCGTGGCTGCGGGGGATAGCTCTTGGTACTTTCCTATCAAGCATGAAGGCGGCGGCAACATGCCACGCACCGCTGTCATGAACTGGTTCAAAAAGCAAATGGCTACGCCACATATCGAGAAGGTTTTTCACAATGCGATGTATGATCTGGGCTGGCTACGCGCTGAAGGGATCGAGGTTGAAGGGCGCATCATCGACACAATGATTGCCGCGCCCCTGCTCAACGAGAACCGTAGGTACTACAACCTTAACTCCTTGGCTGGAGAGTATCTGGGTGAGTGGAAGAACGAAAAGCTCCTGAAGCAAGCAGCCGAATACTTTGGTGTGGATCCGAAGAGTGGTATGTGGA